CCAGCAGTGTTGCTAGCTTCGTTTATGCACCACTGTTCTTGGTTCTCAAGAAGGATGGCGGTATTTAAACGTGTGTGATCGTCTTTGATTGCTGGTGTTGCTTCATCAGCATGATCGAGCAATGGGGCCCACTTTTTGAGAAGGCCTGCAGCACGATCTTGATTGATGTAAGATTGTGAAGGTTTAATCTGTTTCATATAACTAAATGTTTGTTTTAACTAACATACCTCAAGTACTTAACAGTACTTCAACGATTGAGTAAATACTTACAAAAAAAGCCCCCGTTTCCGGGGACTTTTTGAAAAAATCTGATTTATAAATACTATAAATTAGTATGCCTTTTTAGTAAGTTCAGTTACGTATGCTTTTGCTACGAAAGCTGAACCGTCCCCATCAGCGGTAGAGAATGATCTAGATTCATTTACAGTCTTTGTATTTTCTGTAACGACATCTACCCCCTTTGTCTTTGGAGTAGTGGATTCCTTAAGAGTTTCTACATCTTCGGATTCCTTCTTATCATACATATTTGCAACATACTCAAAGTTTTCTTTAATAGAAATTAGACTCTTTTCAGAAAGTACTCGTTGCATATATTCTTTCTTTGCAGTTGGGAAATTTTCTAATTTCTTTTCTAAGAAAATCTGCTTTTCGGCGCTAGCTGCTCTTTCAGTTACAAGCTTAAGCTGCTTTTCAATTTCAATTGTTCTTGCATTAGCTTCTTCGATCTGCTTTTTACCGTCTACAAGAGCTTCTTTGATACTCTCATTAACGAATTCATCGCTTAAACCAACAAGACGCTTAACTTCGTTTACAATCTTACGGGAACGAGCATTTTCAGTAGCTTCCTTGATCTGTTGAGCGGGAATAGCTTTGTCAATATAGAGTTCAATATAATTTGAAAGCTGTTCTACTAGAGTTTCCTTAAACTGATTTGCTTCATTCTTAAGGGCATTTTCATATAGTTTTACAAGCTGTTGAAGTTTGCCTGAATGAGATTCATCAAGAGTTGCTAAAGCGTGCTTAAACTTCTTAGCATGTACTTCGTCAATACGACCTACAATCTTGTCAAGTTTTTCAGTGTGATCGGCATCAATAGCTTCGAGGACCTTCTCAAGCTTAGATGCATATTCTTCGTCTTGTCTTACTAAAGCTGCTTCAACAGCTAACTGTACCTTTTCTTCTGCTTTCTTTTCTACTGCTTCTGCAATAGCCTTAAGGCTGTCCTCGGATAAGAGGTCCTTAGTGGCTTCCTTTAAAAGATTGGTAATGTCGTTCATATGGATAAGAGTATTTATGTAATTCGCGATGGAATTTGAGTGGTTTATTTGTTATTTGTTAACTTTGCGTTTGCAGCTTGCACACGGGCTTTTAATTTTTCGTTAACAATAGAAGCTAACAAAGCATCGGCCTGCTTAAAATTATTATTAGCGACGTTTTTAATAAAATTGACTATAGCTTGTTTTTCTTTCATGTTATTTAATAGAATTAATGAAGCGGATAATATGCTCTCTTAAATAGGCATCTACTTCTTTACGCGGCAAAGAAGAAAGTTTATTTTCAAAAGCATTATACACTTCTTCGTATCCCCCGTCTTGTTTAATTATAAAATTTTTAGACTCTAATATACCATTGACGAATGCCCCAGGGGCTGAAGGATCAGCTACGGCATCGATAGTTATTAGTTTCATATTCTTTACTATATTAACACCGCCTTTATCTTCTAATTGACCAAGAGCTCTAGATGACATACCCATTTTTACCCCATCTCTAACTAAAGACTCCATCACTTTACCCATAGGGGTACTGAGTATTTTACTTTTGCCTCTTACAATATTATCATCCATTCTTAACTCTGTAATTAGATGACAAGCTCTTTCACTGTTTACTGTTGCACTTTGAGGGTGTTCTAGTTCTCCTAATGCTCTATTTTTAGTAACAAATTCTTCGTTGTAACGATTTACTTCTTTTTGCATTTCTTCTCTACTATAAATACGATTGTTACGATTTTTTTCGTCAGCAACCATATATACACCAGTAACATATAAGCTCGCTGGTTTATCTTTGTTCCCTTCTTCAATTAAGAAGTCCAAACCTTCTACAATAGGGGCTTGTGTAATAAGTTTAAGAAGCATACCGTTTAATATATTTATGCAAACTGTAGCATTTTCTATGTGGGGGTGTAATATATCTGTATGGTTTTAGATAATGTTACCGCTACAGTGTCTACAAAAGGACGTTTTTCAACAACGTTGCCGTTAGTTTTAACATCTGTAATAAATCAGACAGTAAAACCTGGAACTATTTTTATTTACGATGATAATCCGACTTTAGAAGATTTACGAGAAAATGAAATTTATAAAAATCTATTTACCTTATTAAATAGAGTCGGTATTAACTGGGAAGTAAAGGTGGGTGGACGACGAGGTCAAATTATCAATCATCAACGAGCATTAGAAGATGTAAACACAGATTGGATTTGGCGTCTAGATGATGACAATGTAATGGAATCGGATACATTGCAGAAATTAAGTAATTACGCTTTTAATAATCCAAGAGTAGGGGCCGTGGGTCCGTTGATACTAGATCCTAAAAACCCTTTTAATTATAGTAAACTAGGATCGAATAAAATAGAAGATATATTTTTAGGTCTAAACATACAGTGGATGGAAAAACACGAGCAAAAAACAATCGAGGTCGATCATTTACAGGGTAGTACATTTTTATTTCGTAAGGAAGCTGGTAAGCACGGGTATGATTTAAGGCTTTCTAAAGTAGGTCATAGAGAAGAGACTATTTTTACATATGAAATGAAAAGGACAGACTGGAGGTTAGTTGTTTTAACCGATGTTAAGACTTGGCATATGCGTTACGGAGCAGGCGGTATACGTAGTCAAAATGAAGTAAAACTTTTTGAGCAAGATGAAAAAATATTCTACGAATATTTAAGAAAATGGAAAGTACCGATCTCTAAGATTAAAGTAATACCGCTGGACGGAGGTATAGGGGATCATTATGCTTTCCGTTATACTGCTTTACCCGCTGTAAAAAAGAAATATTTTGACCATAGAATTATTATAGGAGCATGTTACCCTGAAGTATTTGAAGAAGATATCGGTGTAGAGGTAGTAAGTTTAGCTGAATCTTGTCTATTGGTAAATAAAGATGAAAATAATATATATGCTTGGATGGATAAACATAACTGGGCCAAGTCATTAGGGGAAGCCTATAAAACAAAATATACATCATGAAACAAGTACTAATAAGCCCCTATGCGCAAGCATTGCGTAACGGTAAGGAAAACCCTAAAAATTTTCCATATTGGACTGAGTTAGTAGCTTTATTAATAAATTTTAATATTAAAGTTATACAAATAGGAGCAAGTAAAGATAAGCCTATACCAGGAGTAACTGAGTTTAAGCAGAATTTACAATTAAAAGAGATAAGAAATCTTATAAACGAATGCGATACCTGGATATCAGTTGATAGTTTCCTGCAACATATGAATCATAACTATGAGCGTAAGCAAGGGGTAGTTATATTTTCTCAATCTAATCCTGAAATATTCGGATATAAAGAAAACGTTAATTTGCTTAAACATAAAAAATATTTAAGAGAAAAACAGTTTTGGCTTTGGGAACAATGCGAGTTTAATAAAGATGCATTTGTGAGTGTAGATACTGTAAGAGATGCAGTTATAAAAGTATTAGGGATGTAGTAAGTATTGTGGTATGGCTACGAATACTATTGGCCCGTCCGCATTTTTATCTACAAATTTAAATTCCCGCATAACTTCTTATGATTTGCTGGCTGAAAGAATATTCTTTCAACTAGGAGCGCCATTAATTAATTTAGAAATAGCCTGCGTAGCGGCTTACGATTCTATAGCTTATGCATGCGAAATGTATTCTCGCTTTGTACCAGGTACCGAAGAACTATTAGTATTTGATAGTAACTTATACACATACGGTAAGGGTATAAAATTAGATACTCTTATAAACAATACTTTAAACCCTGAGGTTTCTGCACTAAGTTCAACTTTTCAATCCGGTTGGGATCAAGATTTAGAAGTATGGAGAAAAGTACAAGACGTAAGTTCCTTCTCAGTAGGCACTAACGAGGGGGTAAACACCTTGTTTACTATTGAGCAGTCTCTAGCGCAACAAATGCACTTTGCTTATTCTTTAGGTAGTAAAGCATTTGATGTAATTTCATGGCATATCTTAAAGGACTGGTTAAAGACCCGGGAAAAGGTCTTTGCAATGCAGCCTTATTTTAGATTTGACCCTCGTACTCAAGTATTACGTATTACTCCTGACCCGGCACGTCCTGGTAACAATCGCTACTGGGCAATAATTGCATGTAAATTAGAGCGCCCAATTAAGGATTTAGTAAAAGAACGTTGGGTAATGGAATATGCTAAAGCATTAATAAAAATATCTTTAGCTAATACTCGTGGTAAGTATCAAGGCACATCTTTATTCGGTAGTGGTACCATAGCTTACCAAGATTTAATGACCCAAGGTACCACAGAAAAGAAAGATTTAGAAGATCAATTACTAGGCGGTAAACAAGAAGATCAAGAACCGCCGATGTTCTTCATGGGCTAAATAGCCGGTAATGCGCTAGGTGCTCCACCAGCTGGTGCTGGGGCTGCAGGAGCTCCAGCCGAAGCTGCAGGCGGCCCGCCTTCAGGTGCTCCAGGCGCTCCAGCTTCAGGCGGTGGTAGTTCAGATGCCCCGCCACCAGGGCCAGGACCAAAGGAAGGTGGTGCACCACCAGGGCCAGCACCACCACCAGCTGGTGCTCCGCCTTGCTCCGCGCCCGGGCCAGCAGTTATACCCTCTCTCCAATTTGGTCCGGAATTAGTAATTTGATTAATTTCAAATACAAATGCAGCGTCTTTTTTCTGCCACTCTCTATTAGCTTTAACTTCTTCATCTGTCCAGCCCATATAACGCTTTAGAGCATAAGACTTAGAAACAGCATCAGTGCCTACTAAATCGCTAAAGGTTTTAAATTTAAGTTCTTGTATTTGAGTTTCTCTAGCAACGTGAAAATAAGAAGGGGGGTTAAGGCCTATATAAATATCAGTTTCTCTAAGTTTGTATTGTTCCCAAAGGCCTTTAAGCTTTAAATGGGTAATAAAAGTCTCTTTTAGTGCAGATGCAAACTGACGCTGCAATCTAATAATTAATTTAGCAAATTTAAGTTCTTCTCTAAGAATTTCTGCTCCGTCAGCAAACTTCGTGTCAGGGTTTAAACGACTTGAAGGTACTCTTAATGCTTTATAAAGTTTATTAACGAAGTAGTTAAGATCATCTAATTGACCGAGATTAGCTCCACCTGGTAAGCTGACAACATCGGTACCACTGCCATCGGGGCGCTTAGCAAACCAATAGCTATCTAACATGCTTTGTGGGTCGTAGACATTAACCGAATTACCTTGAGTCGAATCATAGGTTCTACGGGACCAATATGATT